ACCGTTAGTAACTGTGAGCCGCCCCGCACCGCCGCTGTTTGTCAAAACCTGCACCTGACGAACACGCGCTGGCCCTACAGCCAACGAACCGGTTCCAGTTACACGTTTGGTTAGTATATCAGATGACATACTTAATCCTCCTTGTTTTTAGGAGCGGGCTTTTTGGGAGCCGTCTTTTTAGGAGACGGCTTCTTTTTGGCGCTCTGCCGGTTGTTTAACTTGCCCATAACTCACCTCTTACGATACTGCCGCAGAGAATGGAGTAGCTTCTGTACCTGTTGCCGCACCGCGAGCCACTACTGAGAAAACATTTGACGCAATGTCTTGGATCTCAATTGTGCCACCTAAAATGCCTCCAGTAGTTGTGCCGTTTAAGGTGATGGTGTCAGACGCCGCAACTGTTTCAAAAATAGAAGCGGAGTTGTCTGCGTCGTTAGCTACAATAGCTAGACCGGCCATTGTATCGTCTCCGTTTGCAACCTGAATTACATAATTATTAGATGTGACCGTCGTTTTCACAAAAAACTTGTAAATATTTCCCGTGCCTGAAGCGGCTGGAAGAGTAACTGTAGCTCCTGAAGCCACATCAAGAACCATAGTCCTGCCTGCGTTTGAAGCAGAAGTCATAGTAGCGTCTGCGGTCACGCTTACGAGTGAGCCTGAACCAGTAATAAAGCCATTAGTAGCTGTAACTGGACCTGAAAAGGTAGTTGATGCCATTGCAATGTCCTCACATGCGAGTTTAGTGCGCCTGTCTGCATGTCGTCTGCTAGGTCAGTCCGACGCACCGTTTTCCTAGATACTCACGTTTTAACACTGCACACTATAACAAGTCAACAAATAAAAAGGGGAGCCGAAGCTCCCCCTTAGTTGTAGCTTAAAAACTACTTATGCACCCGGTGAACCGAAGATACCCAGTGGGTCAGAGACACCAAATGAGTAACGCTCACGAGCCTTGTAGCGGCTGTTGCCTGTATCGAAATCAGCATCCATAGATGTAGACATCGGTGTACGGACAAAGTGCTTGAGACCGTTAGGTACGTCAGTTAGCAAGAACCAAGCGTTAGTATCAGTCAGATAATGGTTGACTGAGTAACCTTCTGGGATCGAGCCATTTGAACGCAGTGCGTTGAGATCGTTGTCTGCTGTAGCAACGCGGCCTTCTGTTTCCAACAAACGAGTTGCAACGAATTGCAATGCTGGTGGAATAATCAGCTTACGAGGCCTAGCGGCGATCAAAAGACCACGCTCGTCAGTCCACCCTGCGATCTGAATAACAGCCGCTTCCAAGGAAGTTTCGTTAAGGTCAGCCGCAACTGTTGGACGGTTAGAGTTAGCACCACCAGATACGAGTGGGTGGTCAGTTGCACAAAGCACCTTCCCATCACCGTAAGTAGTGCCAGCGGCGAAAGCGCTATTCAAAATTGAAGCCGCTTTAACCTGCTTGGTGTACGCCATCGCACGGGCCAATGCCTTCGTATAACGAGATGACAGAGAGTCATACAAGTTATCTTCAATAGCTTCTTCGGTGATGGAGAAGCCCATTGCAATTGTTTCGTGAGTGTAGCGTGCAGTCCATGCTTCCTGTGCATTGTCATATTCGATGGCAGAGCCTTCGTTCTTGACAGGTGCCGCAGAGAAACCAGACAGCTTTGTTTCTTCTTCAAAAGAACGATCAGAAGATTCTTGCTCGAAGATCTCTTTGTGTTCTTCACCATACTTTGCGTACTCCATTCCGAACAGAGCGTTCAGTCCGGGAAGGAGTTCTTTTAGTAGCTGGGCGCGTGAAATTGCCATGTTACATCACTCCTTATACGCCAGTTGTATTATCAAACTGATGGCCTGCATTCCACTTAACATAAGCTTCAGTATAGCCGCCAGACGCGTTTACAGTCTCTTCAACCAAACCGACAATACGGAAAGGAAGAGTTGCAGTTGTAGCAGACGTATCAGAAATAGCGCTCTTAGAGTTACCAGTAGCGGTATCTCCAGTATTGTCTACACCCGCTACGTTAGCACCAATGTCGGTCTGTGCAAGATCGCCAATTGTTGTACCGGAAGATACAACAGCAACCTTAAACAGAACGTTAGTTGCATCCATGACATATGCTTCGATGTCATCAGCAGAGGTGCCTGCTGGGTAATATTGGCTAAATAACTTATAGCCAAGGGTAGGGTCTGTATAGCTACAACCCAAGAAAACTCCAATTGGAGTCATTGCGGCGTCAAACGTATCACGTTCAACAGTTCCACCAGTAACCAACTTAACTGCGTCACCGTTAAAAATTGAAGTGGCATAGCCGCTTGCAATTTTATAATGACGTGTTGGACCCGTAAAAGTCCCCATGTCAAGTTTTTGTACTGGAACCAGTCCATATGGACCACTAACAGCTGGATAAGCCATAATTAGCTCCTATTTATGTTCCGTTACCAAAAGATACCTTCGTTTTGCGCTCGTTAAACAGCGGCATACGAGGGTCATTCTCTCTCATTAAGTTGTTATCTACTGATTGAATTTGCGCGGTACTTTGGTCGTTGTAGTACTCGTTGCGTTCTTCAATCAACTCAACAGGCGCCTTACATAGCATCAATCCGCCAATTACAACGTTATCTTTAAAGCGATCATTTTCGACTGTGACCATTGTAATTTCAGGATGATCGCTAGCCTTGACAGGCTCCCAACCTTCTCTGAGTTTTGAGGATACGTTAGTGGCATCAACCTGTCCTTGTGTGCTTATACGGACCCAGTGAAATTCATAACCCGGCTCTGGAGTCGGCGAAGGTAATACTTCAGGCCGTTTCCATGCCTTTTTACGGACTGTTTTTTCACGTGTAGTCTGCTCACGATTAATACGATTTTCAGCCATTATTCTTCCTCATTTCTTCTGCAACCTTCTTGGCGTATAACTCCAGTGGTACTCCAAGCCTCTTAGCAAGATTCACCTGTGTTTGCGTTAGTTTCACCTTCTTAGGTGATGTGCTCCGCGTAGCGGGTGCAACCACATTTGACTGTCTTCTTGGCTTATTAGCCTCTGGTTCAGGCTCGTAATCCTCAAACTGGTCGGGGAATACTTGCCGCATACGAGAATCAATTTTCTCGTAGTAGTCATCACTCTTAGGGTCTAAGCCCTCTTTGACAAGTTTATTATGCAACCCCAGCGCAAAACTTGTCATTTCATCATCTGATCCGAACCACGTATTCTGGTTGGCCCAGTCCATCGCACGTTCATCAGGAGTAACCGCTGGGGCGGGCGTATCTGATACTTCGTTTTGTACAGGAGTCTCTGCTTCCTGTAAAGCTGGTAATTTGAAATTGTTTACGCGTTCAGCCCTGAGCTTAACCTCTGTTAATTTTTCTTGTGCTTCAAGAACAGCATCTGAGTCACCAGCCTCATACGCTTCTTTATATGCTTTTTTAGCATTTATAAGATCAGAATCTACGTTTCGTTTCGCTTGTTCTAGTAATGCTGTTTGATTTTTACCAACTGTGCCCTTGAGCTTCTTGTTTTCTTCAACAAGTTGCTGTGCAAGCCGCTCTAACTCTTGACGCTCACGTAATGCCTTCTCTTTCTCGCGGCGCTCGTCGTGGTAGCCTTTACTAAAGTGCTGTATGCGCTTGCGAACTTTTTCAGAATATTCCTCAAGTTCTTCGTCAGTAACATCCGTAGGTGGTTCGGAAGGCTTACGTCCTCTGTCTTTCTTAGGCGTATCGTCAACCACTTCAATCTCATAGTCACCATCATCGTCGTGACCTTTAGATTCAACAGATTTATCTTCCGCCTCATCCTTTGCTTCAGGTTGAGGCTTTCCAGACAAGTCAATCTCGACTGCGCTAGATCCTTCAACCTCGATATTTGGCTTTTTACCTTCCTCATCAGGAAAGTTGTATTCAACTTTTTGAAATCCCATAATTTAACTTCCTTACGCACGCGTAATTTCACGCGGATCATTGACTACGGCTTCGATAGAATCATCGTTCATCAAACGATACTCAACACCGCCAACTTTAAAGCGAGTTCCTGTATTCATACGGAACATGACGTAATCACCTTGCTTACACCAAGGTCCAGTCGGGAACCGATCTTTATCGGAATAGGCTTGGTCGCCCATATCCAAAACAAGACCAATCATCGACATCAACGAGTCCTGATGCATTGCTTGGGCTGATTTAATAATACCGCTGTCTCCATAAGTCTCTTCGACTTCAGGCATCGCTACCAATACGTGATAGCCAACGGGTTTAGGCAGTCTGTCCTCAAATTCGTCTTCTGTTAGTTCTACAACTTTTGCGGCATCAGTCATTGTAATCGCTCTCCATATGCGCTCTCGCAAGGTCTTCGATATGTTGCTGTGCGGCTTCTAGACCTCGAATTAAGCCGTACGCTTCCCTATATTGAGGGTAGTCCTTTGGCCCTCCGGCCTTCAGGAACTCGGTCGCAGAATCAATCTGATCCTGTAATTTATCTTTAAGCACGTCAAAGACGGTTTTAGCCATAATTAGCTTCCCTAACGGTTATTTCTTCTAGGATTCGTCATCTTATCCAAAAGTTGCATTTTGACGTTTTTGTCAGCCTGCTCTCTCTGTTGAGACATCTTCATCCCCTCTTTCTTGGCATCAATTGCCAATTCCTGTTGCTTGAGTTGTGCATCAGTCGCATCTTCAGTGACTTTGCGTCGTAGCTCAGCTTGTCTAAGTTGCGCGTCCATCTGATCTTTAGCCGCTTTACGTTGTACTTCGGCTTGTTTGATCTGCAATTCTGCCTGCTGAAGCTGGAACATTGGGTCTTGTGCCTGCTGTTGCGCGGCTTGTTGCGCGGCTTGTTGCTGATGGGCTTGTGTAAGTTGATTCCCAGCATCTGCGACGAGACGTGAGAGTTGTACTTCAATTTCTTCTGGCAACTGCTCGTTTGGTGCGGGCAGTGGGGCACCGAGACGCTCCTCGATTTGTCTCCGATAACTGAACCCGAGGTGCTCTGCGATATGCGCCTGTCGTGAGGCCATAATCTGCTGTGCCTGTGGGTTCTGCCCAATCATCTGAGCAATCTGCGGGTCTTTCATAAACGATATATGAGTCGCGATATGAGCATCGTGATCTTGGTAGATAAATGCTTTGACCGGCTTGCCAACAAGGGCGTCCATGTTCTCGCTGACCGGATCGGTCGGTTTTGCGTCGTCCTTTGTAGGAACAAGTTTATCTGCGTTCTTCACGCCTAATACCTCGATCATCTGACGATGTAACTGAGGTAGGTCATAAATCTGTGGTGCAGACTGCGCCATCTGGAGTACCGCTTGATACTGCACAACGCGTTGCGCCATTGTTGAGCTATTCGGATCAGAGACGGGGATCACATCGACCATCGCATAGTCGGCCTGACGTGCAGTTATTTCGCCTTTGACTGGCTCATACTCGTACTCAGCCGGTGCGTACTCCGCCATGATCTCCTTGAGCATCTTGAACTCTTGCTTCATCGCGAAGTGAACACGAGCCTGTACCGCCGCCATCGGCTTCAACGTACGCTCTAACAAAGCCAGCGTTGTACCTACAGGGGCGTTAGCGGACATATCACTGATGTTCATATCACTGATTGCACCCAGACGACGGCCTTCCTGTGTGATCTGGTTTAACAACGCGAGGAGTGTCTGTGACGGTTCCTTATAAGGAAGTGGCATGATGTTGTCACGGATGCTACCTGACGGTACGTCAACGTCCTTCCACTCCCCCGGCTCAATCGGCGTATCGTCACCCTTGATACGAAGTCCACGAGACTTTAGACCGCCCGGTAAGTTAGACAGCGTACCTGCATCGACCAACTGACGAATCAGTGACGTACCTGCGCGGGCATAGCCGCCAATAATATGAATCAAACCAAGGCCATAGAATCCAAACCCCGGCACATAGACATAATGAACGAAGTGCTGGCGTTTCAGCATCAATGGGTCGTCAGGGTTCCAGTTGCGACGTAGCGCAAGAATTTCACCAGAGCTACACTCAATAGTCAGAACGTAAGGCTTTGCAATCTCAATGCTTCCGTCTTCCTCATCCAACCCATCAATAATCAGGTCAGCATGGACTTCGTAGACTGCATAACGGTCGTCGTCAGTCAGGCTAAACCCGCCTTCTTCGGCCTTTTTCTTCTCGATGTCTGTGTGGAAAACTTGTGGGTCGCCGAGGTCTACTTCGCGGTAGAACCCGCTTGCTTGGAGCTTGGCAATATCGTTCTTTGTCTTCCGCATGACGTGAGTCACGCGCTCTGCGGTCTCAATGTGTGAGGCGCCGTAAGGCACGATAACATCTTCTGCTGGGATATAGACCGCCATCTGGCGACCCATGTTCGGATCAAAATACACCTTCTTAAAGGCAGAACCCGCGAGACCTAGACTATAAAGAAGACGCTCATGCTCTGGGCGGTACTCGACCATGTTCTCAGTTAGCTGATAGTTCATATCAGCCTTGACACGTGTTGCCGCTTCTAGCTTTTCTTTTGTCTCCTCGCCAAGCACCTTTGTCTTAACCGGACCCATTGCCGGAAACGTTTCAGACATTGTTTCAGCTTGGAATCGAATTGCGGCTTCCGCAAGCACTGTCGAGTAGACTCCGCACGCCCCTTCCCACGGGTCTGTGCGCTCCTCGTATCTAAAGCCAAGTACATCGAGTCCTTTAACAAACGTATCCGCCCACTCTTTCCGGCTGTCAATATCGGCATCAACCAGACCCAACACTTCTTCTGATAGCTCATTCAGCACACCCTCATCAAGGTGTTCTGCAAGGTTCGCATCAAACTCAACAAACTCGTCTATACCTTCGTCTGGTACCAACGCAATCTCAATACCATCGGCATTGATCATCACCGCTTCAGGGTCAACGACCTCAATCTCAATCGCGCTTTCAGCTTCCTCGCCTTCCAGCAGTTCTTCATCTATACCCTCTGGAGCGGAGTACAACCCTTTCTCAATAGCCATAGCTTACCTCTTAATAGTACCCGCCTCGGCGTTGTCTGAAATAGTGTATTTCTTCGGGTTCATCCGTAGGCAATCGAATAAACCCTCCTTGCCTAAATCTCATTAAGGCCATCACCGTGCTATCCACCAAGTCATCATGGCTCGCAAATGGAAACCCAGCAATTTCCTCAACAACTTCTTCAGCCCAACGTGTCGGAGGTACCCAGACCAGTCCTGATGCAACAATATCAGATACTGAGTTTAAACGTGCAAGTTTATCTCCCGTCCCACGGTGTGGTGTGTATTCCTGTACAGGCAGGCCCATCCGTCGCATTTCTTGATAGAGCGCGGTGCCCGCAGACTTCTTCTCCAC